CGCCCTCGGATCGCATTCCGACAGGGGCTGGTCCAGCACCTCTACCACGGCTCTCGCAAGAACCGCCAGTACGCCGACCGGCACAAGCTCCTGGACGTGGAGCTGGACATCCGGGACATGATCGTGCTGAACAAGGACGGCGTCTACGAGTGGAAGGAAGCAGTCTGGAGCGACCTCTTCCACCTCTACTTCAAGGGGCGCGACGACGATGATATCTCATCCATTGGGACTATCGAGTTGACGTCCTAGACACTGCTAATGAACTCCCACTGCAGGTAGTCGCAGATCTTCTTCCAGATCTGGTCGTGTGCAATCAGTCGGTCACGGCTCTTGAGTAGAGGAAAGTAGATCTTGTACTCGTCCAGCTCGAGGAGCTCGAAGAACTTGTAGAGGATGTAGCTGTAGGAGAGGAAGTTGGTTCGGTCATCGGGACAGTAGAGTAGGAAGGGCGCTTGAATGTCCTGAAACATTGCTCGAATTTTCTCTTCAATCTCAGGCGTAATGGTAGGAGGCGGATTGCCATTGAGTCGAGAGAGGATGTGGGCTCGGTGCTCATAATACTTACTCCGGTTCAGCTTCTTTAAGATCTGACGGATGTCCTCCTCTGTCAAGTCTGCAATGTTCGCAATCCGGCGCTTGCGGATCTCCAAGATGACCTCGTTGATCACCTCCTCGGGGATGACCGTACTCTCCTTCGCCTGGAACTGATTCAGGATCTCATTCAGGTGGTTGATCTTCTTGTACGCATAGTTGTTCCGCTCCTTGGGAGGATCGCGGAAACTGGGAAAGTCCGAAACCACCAAGGCATACTCTTCCGACCCACACTTGGGACAGACGAGTGTTCCCTCCGACGTAATCTCCTCGCGAGCCGTGTTGCAGTTCAGGCAGTGCTCCGTCATCAGCTGACCTGCTTCCGGACCCGAGGACAGCTTCATCCGCTGGACGTACTCATCGAACATCTGCTTGCGGGTATACCCGGTCGTCTCCGGCGCAGCAGCCTGAAAGAACTTCAGAAAGGTGTTGGCATCCTTTGCGGCAAGCGTAGGCACGGCAGCCGTCGACTCTGACTTCTTGTAGTACTCGTTCAGCAGGTCCATGTTCTTCATATAGTACTCCTGAACCGGATGGGCGTGCTGGAGGTCGTCTTCAATCTTGCGAGCCCGTGTCTCAAGCTGGTTCGCCTTGACAATCGAGTCAAGATCGTTCTTCGAGTAGAGGTCCGAAATCGTCGATCGCAGTTCCTCCAGTTCCGTCTTCAGGCTCATCTGCATGGACGATGAGTCCTTCAAGTCCTGGACGATCGTCTGATGTAAAGAGTCCAGAGTTCCCGTCGTGGACCCTGTCGACGTCGAGTCGCGTATTTTCCGCACGCGAAAGACATCCATTTATGAACTCCTTCACTTGGTTCATGAAGACTAGATTTTGCAACAGAACGGGTCTCTGCTTCCGAACAGCAACAACAACTTCGTCAAACGGCAAGTGGAAGTTCTTACACACGTACGCCAGAGCCAGCGAGCCTGACCGGTTCATCCCTGCCTGGCAGTGGACGTAGACGACACCCGTCCCTGCCCGGAGGAACTCGTGGAGCTTTGCCTCGAACTTGGGGTACCAGTCCAGGATGTTGACATAGATGCTGTCGATCCCATCGAGACAAACATACTTCTCCGGGTAGCGTTCGGAGAACCACTCAGGACATGCCGCATCGTCGGCACAGTTAATGACGTGGGTAATGTTTTGCTCGGCTGCGAATCGCTGAGTTAAAAAACATCCGGGTCCCACGAGGATCCGGGGATAGAACCAAGCTGCCGGACACCGCAGGTAATCTGGAAAGCCTATCCGTCCGTACATCATTCCTCTCTTATCGTTGCCTCCGTCTTAATGGTCGCAGCCGGGAACGCCCCCGCCGGCAACTCCGCACCAACCATGGGTGTACCCCTTGGCAGCTCGGCACGGGCAGGGGTTGCCCTTTGGCGGGTGCTGCTTCGCTGCCCATCGCGTCAAGTCCTCCTCTGCCCGCTTGCGGCGGACGAGGTTCTTATGCTCCTCCCATCCGATCTTCGCAATGCTCTCCATCTGGCGCATTGTCCAGCCGTACGAGGCACCGCTGTGTCCTTGGTACTTCATCTCTTCGTTGATACGGTCGAGGTTGGGGTGGTTACTGAACATGAACCCCTCTCCACTCTTTGGACGGAACTCGCGCATCCAGTCCCAGAGCTCGCACGTGGTAATGGCTTGGTGGGCATCTGTGAGCATCAGGGACTCGTGTGCATCGTAAATCGTCTCAAAGTCAGGCATCGTCATCTTGGCAATAAAAACGGAGTCTCCGGTTGAAGACAATCCGTTTTGCTAGATGGATGAATACGTTGACGATGTGATTCGACGTGGGGAGCTGTATCTCGAGATAGAGCGGATCCGCCAACTCTTGATCGGAATGCACAAACACCCGATTCCCAACCGAGAAAGCCAGCGCAAGACGGTGGCTCGTATGGACAAGATCTTCAAGGCACTTCTTGTGGCGCGAGATGCTCGTCTTATCCAAACACGAGACTGAAGACGTAGTAGATCCAAAGAAGGGGGATAGAAACCTCTGTTACTTCCAGTACGATAAAAATGGTCAAGAAGAGTGCGATCAAGAACGGCATCCTCTTTACTCTTTATCCCAGAATCTGGGCGAGGAAGCCGTTGACGAAGTTCGCAATGACAACTGCAGCAACACCGAGAACCGCGGCTCCCGTCCAACTCACGACGCCCGCCCCCGTGTACGCATTCGGAACGTACTGGAGGAGAAGGTTGCGCGGAGTTGACAGGGAGATCGCGACAGCGGCGAGGAAGAAGGAGATATACAGGGACGCACTCGACGCAATCCAGCGCATCGCAGGCAGGCTCGGCTTGAAGGTCGGCGCCATCGCGGAGTGACCAGGCGTGGGGACACTCGGCATGGGGATGATGGGAGGAGCGGACTGAGGACCCTGAGGGCTGGGGAGCAGTGCGTCAAGTGATGTGGCGTCGTCCATTTATCTCTTACAGAGAGCTTTCGCAACTCGCATCCTCCACGCGGTAGCGATAGCATTTTCCATCGGACTTGACAACCTTCTCGGTCGCATCCTTCAGGGGCACTGCGAGCGTGGTGACAGACTCGTACTTGCGGTGGAAGAGAATAGCGGCAATCCCTAATCCGATGATGAAAGAGAAGAAAGGGGATGCACGATGGATGACGTCAACGAGCTTGACCATTGCTGTTGTGTCTTCGCAACACTTGCGAGTAGGTTGAGAGAGTCGGATTCCGCCGTACAAGGGACCTCGACGGCGCTGAAGCGAACACATCCCGTATCGGTGTGGTAGATGCTCGTATCCGACGGAGACGGTACTGACATCTTCTTCCGTGTCGGGGGCACGATGACCGTCGCGATGAGAAGACCAAAGACTAAGCCTGCAACTAGCCAGCGAAGTTCGATCATTACATATTTCCAAGATAAGTCTCAACCGCGCCGAAGAACATGAAATAGAGGAAGATGATCACGTACCCGGAATAGGGGATGAAGACGGCAATGACAGTCGCAGGGATTGCAACCATGAAGTTGGACCCACCCCCTGTTTGCATCATGAGGACGTACGTGACTGCCACACTGAAGACATAGACCAGCGCCGAAATCGTAAGACCTCCGAGAAGCTTCATCTGATTTTGGATGTAGTCTGCGGATGGCACCTGGAGCGGTCCTTTCTTGGGATCGTTGACAGTAATATTGTCCATCTTGAACTTCTGATTGTCCGGGATCACAATCCGCTTCCGTTGACCCTTCTCATCGATGATGTTCACCGTAAGCCTTCGTCCCTTGATTGCAGTCGCCGCGGAGTTCCCCTGTTTCTGTTTCTCTGCGAGCGCATCCTGTCGAAGCCGTGATTCTGTCCGTTCGATGCATGCCTGGTCCACGCCACCGCATGCCTTGGACGCATCCGAGCGAATCTTCTTTTCATCCTTTTCGTCCAGCGACGCCTTGTCCGTAATTTCAAACGGCGGGATCAGTTGGTCGTTCACGTCAATGTCAATCGTTGTACCCAACACCCTGTTTCGGAGGACATTGGTTGCATTACGCTGCGACCTCTCGTCGCCGTAATATGCAGACTCGATGTATGCCATTGTTATGATGCGAAGACTAAACTGCCGAGTCCTGACACAATGCGGAGGAAGTTGATGGACTCGACATAGACGCCCACGTTGTAGGTGAACGTGAAGATGACGTTATCATTCGTCTGCACAACAGACACGATGTCCGACGGGTCGTAAAGGTTGATCTGCCCCGCCGGGATGACCACCGGATTCGGGCTGAAGACCGTCGTCCGCAACACGCACACAATAGACGAGGTTGGACCTCCTCCGGGAGTTACCGACGACGGGAGAGGAGTCTGGAGGGTGAGGCGCAGGGTTGTCTTGTTGAACATACTGCCGTTGATCGAACCACTCGGCTGGTACTGGTCGTGGTCGAGCGCGAACGAGTACTGGTAGATGCCCGGCAGAGACACAGGGGGCTGACCGGTCACATAGCGATACATCTGCTGGAGACTGAAGAACGGGAACGGCTTGGTCGCGATGCGCTCCTTTCCATCCAGGAGAATGACACCGTCAATGACAGCGCTCCTGGGATAGACGGAGGTAATCTGCTGCTGACCTGTCGAGTACATGGAGGTGCCTGTATCCGACGTGATCGGCGTCCACGGGGCTCGCCCAGGGTTGCTCCAGTTCGTATAATTGTCCCAGTCGTTGACCAGCCGGCGGTCCGACCGTTGGGCTCCGAACACCATGCGCGTCACCAGGTTGAACATCGGAAGTTCCATGTCGGTATTGCCTCCAAACTGCCCCTCCTTGTTGACGTATTTCACTGTCTTGACGAGGAACGTCTGGTCGGCGCGCGCCAGCTGGTTCATCTCCATCTCGGTGAGGTAGATGAAGGTTGCCTCGATATAGAAATCGGGTATGAAGGTACCGACACTCGTGTTGCTCGGAGAGCCAGTCGATGTCGGGGGAGAGAGGAACAGTGACATCGGGTAATTGACGGGTGCCACGCGCTGCCCGTAGGTCGTCGTTCCCGGAGTCACGTCAATGACCGTGTAAAGGTCGTTCAGTGCCCGCAGAGTCACGTTGATGTAGACCTCCGAGTTCTGGAGCGCCACCAGCGGGAGAGCCAGCCCAGGGTTCTCGCAGAACCAGAAGTGGAGAGGCACGACCAGCTGACGAGACCGGATCGACGGTTCCGGAATCGTTGTCATCGGCATCTGGGAGGGGGTACTCACGGGAGCAATCGCATGCGGGTACTGGTTCTGCCGATCAAAGGCGTTCGCAGGGTCGTAGAGCTCGGGGACATTGCCCGTCATCTGGTCAACGATGGCACGCTTGTCGGTGTTGTGCGTCGTGTACGAGTAGAGCTTGAGCCACTCGCCCGTCAGACGCTGGATCACCTGACCGTTCATCATGATGTCTACGTGGTCAATGAGGTTGTACCCAATGTTCTTGATCCACTGGAACTCATACCCGATCGCATTGGAGCGAGGGTCATATCCAGTAGGCGGCGTATTTGCCCCGATCGACTTGAGGGGCGAGTAAATGTCTGGAAGGGTCAAAACCAGATAGCAGTCGTGAAGCAGCTGGGCAATCCGGTCAATGCGACAGGAGATGGTTCGTGTCTGTGTCACGTTAAATTCGAGGTTCGATGCAGTGAACGGCATACGAATCTGCTCGAGAGCAAAGTTCGTATGGCGTCGATAGACGGAGCGGAAATGGGTCATCGACGGGGTTCCGTTCACAAGCTCGTTCTGAGCCCCCGTCGCGACGAGCTGGAGAAGACCGCCAGGCATTTGTTGTATAGTCCACGGATTGTTTAGCTTTCTTCTTGCATGATATGGATGAAGCGAAGGAAGAGTGCCCCACCGAGAAGGGAGAGACACATCATAAGCAGCCACTCAAGAGTATCATACGGCACCTTAGAGAGTCGGGCGAGTCGCCGTTACACTGATTGGAGGAATTACGTTGTACCGAACAATCCCCTTGTCTGTTCTCGTTGCGAACGTACCCGGAGCCGCAGAGTTACCGTTGGAGAGGCAGCACAAACTCACATACGTCGCTGTTCCCGGAACGGACCTCCACCCACTCGGGTTCGGAACGATGAGCCGCTGGCGCTGCGTAGCACCGTTTGCTACCGCAGAGAGGAAGACGCTGTTGTCCCTCCGATGCTGGGGAGGAGGAGTCACGTGGTATGTCTTTGCGATGACCTGACGCTTCTTCATCGTCAGCCAATCCTGAGCCGAGTTGACCTGCATTTGTCATTTACGGAAGAGAATCCTAAGAGTCTCAATGCGTTTCGTTCTCGTGAGCACACATATCGATCAAACCACAGGGTACGCGAAGGTCTCGAATGCCCTTCTTCGTCAGCTTGCCACTCTGGCACCCAAGGTGAAGACGTTCCACTTTGGCTTTCAGCGCCATCCTGCTCGTGCAGGCATTCGGAAGCTGCCCGACGGAGTGACCTGCTATGATGCAGCCGCAAACGAGGACCCAAAGGAGGAGGGATTCGGGTACAACAAGATCCACGAGTACCTCGAGATGGTGAACCCAGACGTTGTCATGATCTACAATGACCCTATGACCGTCTGTCGCTTTATTGAGTCGATGAAGTACGAACCCACGAAGAGCCCCTACCGTCTCTGGGTCTACTTCGACCAGGTCTACGAGGGCGCAGCGGCTCCTCTGATTGACATCATTCGCCGCAACGCTGAGCGTGTCTATTGTTTCACGGAGCACTGGAAGAAGGTCTTCCTCGGGTACGGACCGGCACCCGATGTCCGTGTCCTGGAGCATGCAGTGGACACAAACATGTTCTCCAGTCTCCCCGCAAACGCTCGTCATGGCATTCGGAAGTCTGTGAACATCCCCGATGACGCAGTTGTCCTCCTGAATATCAATCGAAACAGCCAGCGCAAGCGTCTCGACCTCACCGTGCAGGGTTTCGTGCGCGCACTGTCTCGGAACCCCAAGCTGCATCTCATGGTTGCGACGAACTTGAATCCGCAGACAGGCGCCTACTATGACATCCAGCGCATCTATGTGGAGGAGCTTAAGCTCCGCGGACTCGATACCTACCCGTACATTCGCAATCTCATCCTCGTCGACACGTCGGCACCGAACGTGATCGATGATGATGGGGTGAATCAGATGTATAACCTGGCAGACATTGGAATCAACACTTCGGATGGAGAGGGCTTTGGAATGTGTCAGCTTGAGCACCTCTATACGGGTGCCCCACAGGTGGTGACTGACCTCGCAACCTATCAGTCTTTCCTGACATCTGATGTGGCTGCGAAGGTCCCCTCCA